TGACTGCGCCCCGGATATCCGCCTGGCCGGCCGCGGTCGCGGTGTTGACGTTGCCGGCCGCGGTATCTGCGGAGACGCCGATCTGCGGGTTGTACTGGTTCAGTACGTCCTTGAGTTCGCCGGCCGAGGCCTTCGCCTGGTCTTGTTGGATCTGCGCGGCCTTCTTGCTGGCGCGGGATCCGAGAACGCCCCCGAGGATCGAACTGCCCGCGCTGATGGCAGCGGGTATGGCGATTGCCGGCATGGTAAATTACCCCTCCTTCGGACCCGCCGAAGTAGCCACGGGGCTGTATTCGCCGGGAATCGGTGTTTCTGCGTCCTCGAGCGGGCGATTAATGCCGAGGCAGATCTGGTCGAGCAGGCGACCGCCCTTCAGGAATGACTGTTCGTCGATCCCGAAAACCCGCATTCCCGCCGCCAGGGCGAAGCGGTACGCGAGCCGGTTAGACGCCGGTACGTGGGTCACGATCCGCCGGCAGTGCGTACTACCCCAGACCCACTCGAGCATCACTGCCGCGGCCCGGTGCGCCCGGTCGCCCCACGCATTCGGCAGCAACGCGGTGTGAATCTCCCAGCACACCGCATTCAGCGGGACCAGAAGCCAGAGGCCGAGAAGCTCGTTGCCGTCCCACGCCACCAGATAACAGAAGGCGTCGTTCTCGATCGGGCAAAAGTCCGCGGCCGCGGGCGAGGCATCGTCCGTTAGATGCCGGTAGACGGCCGGGTGCGCCATGATCCCGCGAATCAGCGCGTAATCTTGCGAGCGTTCGATGTGGATCATGGCGACACCCAGAGCGCCATAATCGACGTGTGGTTGCCGGCAACACTGCTAGAGCCCGAGCCGCTGCTTTTGTACGCCTGAAGGTTCACCACTTGGCCGGCCGTCGCCGTATACACCCACTGCTGGGTGATAGTCGCCGAGACTTGGACCGTCGTCGTACCGCCGGAGATGAGGTCGGACAGGGCAGCCACGTAAGACGTGTTCCCGCTGAATTGTCCAACCAGTGTTGCCCCGGCGTCAGCGGCAGTGAGGGTAAAGTAGAAAACGCCGGTAACCAGATACTTGCCGGCGCGGGGCAGAGTCAGAGAGGCTCCGGGTATATTCTGAGGCGACGTCGTCAAGGTGAGCCCTGCGGACGCATTCGCCAGCAGTGCCAGATTGTCGAGCGGCGGCGCGGCCGGCGTGAGATTAGTCCAGGCAGTACCGCTCCATCTGTAGAACTGCGTGCCGTCCGTCGTTTCAAAGCGGAACCCGGTATCGTTTACGCCGAGTCCGGTGGGCCGCTGATCGGGCGAAATCGTACCCGTCATAGTGCCCGCTACATAGACCCAGATGGCCCCCTGCTTCTGGTAGATGACATCACCGCGGTCTGTCTCCATCCAGAGCATGCCCGAGACGAAGTTCGCGATCGTCTCAGCCAGCCGCGCAGCGTGCGTGCCGTACCGGATCGGCGTGGTTTCGATCCAGGCCGTACCGGACCATACAAACGCCCGCGCGGGCTCCACGTTGGTCCGGAACTGGAAACCGACATCGGCGGCCGGCCCGAGATCCGCGGGCCGCTGGTCAGGAACCAGAGTGCCGGACATGGTCCCGGCGATGTACTGCCAGGTTCCGCCCTGGTTCTGGTAGATCACGCTGCCGCGGTCCCATTCGACATACAGGGCGCCGTTCGTCGCGAACTGCGGATCCGGCCGGTCGGCATGGTTCCCGTAGTCGACTAGGCCGGCCAGTTCAGCGAGTGCGTTGCTGCCGTCGTTGATCTGTTGAGCGGCTGCCTGCCAGAACAAGTACCATTGCCGCTCGGTTGCGATCGGGTCGCCGTCGCCGTTCGGGCCGGCGCGGGTCACCGGCGACCCGTCCGCGTTGGTGAGCAGCGCGGCACGGTAAGGGGGCACGAGTAGCGGCTTTGCAGCCATCATGCGCTCCCTGGCGTGGCCTCGAGGAACGCATCGGTCATCGCGACTTTGGCCTTCCCGAGCACCCCAACGCGGTACACGCGATCGCGCGATCGCCCGAGACGGCGCCAGACGATGCGTTTAGTAAAGTTTCCATTCAGCCCAGAGCCCTGGAACTGTGGCACGGCCTGGAAGGTGTGCCCGCGATCGTTGCTCCAATCGAGGCCCACGGTCATTTCCGGGTCGCCGGCCGCGGCCGTGCCGGTTTCCATGTACGCCTCGAAACGATGGTGGAAGTGATAGCGGTCTTCATTCAGCAGATGCGGGAAGGCGCGCAGATACTGGATCGCCACGCCGTCGTCGTCGTAAAAGTTCAGCGACTGCTCGTACAGCTTTCCCGTGGCCGGATCTCCCACGATATGCTTGCCGCCCTGGCCCCACTCAGGAATGAAGGCATGGAACCACGGTTGATAGCGCGTGAAACTGGCCTTCGCCAGCCAGCCGGTAACGGCTGGATTGTAGCCGCAGCGTTCGTGCCATTGGCCCTCGGTCATGTCATAGACCCAGGTGACCTGTTGCTGCCAAAAATTTAAGACCCAGAACAGATGCCCGGCATCGAGATAGCAGTAGGACACTGCATCACTCACCTTGAAATTGGTACTGTTCCAGCTTTCCTCCTGCGCGTGCGTGCTGATGCGCTCGGGCTGAAACGCCAGAGCCCGGTACGCGACGGTTTGCCCGTTAGGGGATCCGCCGAGCCAGCATAGATATGGCCCTACTGAGCAGGGCGCGTAGACGGAGACGGAGCCCTCGCGCATGAAGGCGCCCGGCATGCGCTGAAACGGGAAACTCGCCACGCCGGCGCTGTCCAGCGTGATTCCCACGTTCTGGTGGACTTCGGTCGTCTCCCGCCCGAAGAGGATCAGTTCTTCGTGGTCGCAGAGGATCGAGTTGATGTAATCGCTGTTTCCCTCTTTAACTCCGAAGTCGAGCTCGTCCCAGAACGTGCCGTCGTACAGACCTGATATGTTGTACTGCCGGCCGGGATCCTGGTCCTGCGGAAGGTCCGGCCGCGGAACGCGGTTGACGATGAAGTAGCCGTCGAGAAAGCCGCCGGTCACGCCGTCGACCTCGGCCCCCGAATCCACGGTCCAGGTAGACTCCGCGGTTGCGGCCGGGTCCGGCGTCACGAGCATGATATCGGCGCTTGTGATCGAGACGACGGTATGGAAGGAGCCGCCGTCGATTCGCAAAACGCGGCCGACCATCGACCCGCTGAACGGTGGCCCGGTGAGCCGGTGAACCTGGCTATCGGTTCCGGTCGCGGACATGGTACCGCCCACGCTGAACCGCACCGGATTAGCGCCGCTGCCGTTATCGCAGTAGACCTTGCCCCCGCTCACGATCATCAACTGGTGTCCATTGCTGAAGATCTGCGCCGGATCGGGACTGCCGCTCCCCTGCGCCACGCTCACCGGTAGCGTAGTGACTGTGCCGTCCGAGTGAACCTCGGACTCTTTGTCGGTGTGAATTGCGAACAGGCGCCCGCCGCCGGCCCATAGGGTGCGGATCTTGGTAGGCGTGAGTTGCGCGAAGAACTTGAGCCCCGGCCGGCCGAAGAACACCTGCTTCCGCGGTTCGTCCGCAATAGCGAGCGTTTCCGGATACCAGTTCATGGTCTGCTGCGCCGCGGCAACGACGCTTTGCAGCGTGTAGGACGGGCCGGCCAGGGAGATTTTCATCTGATAAAATCCGAAGCTGAGTGACGGATGCGATAATCGGACTCGTTCTCGAGGTGCTTTTCTGCGTGGCCCTCACGTCCGGTGTGATCTACGTCACCGTGACGCGGCCCCTGAACGACGTTGCCGCGGAATTGCGCAAGGTCCGCGAGGGAGTGTACTCCCTGGTCGAACTGATGAGTCTCGGCAAATCTTCGCGCCATTAATGCCATATTCAGCCGCGGTAGATGTCGAAAGAGTCACCGCAGCACCCGAATCCCACTGAGGCAATCGGCTGCGGCGCATTGATCGATTCCAGCCGCAGGAGCGACTTGCGGGCGTCCTCCCTCACGTCGGGGGGTACCTGACGCTGGAAATGCGGCGCCAGGCGCACCGCGAGATTCAACACCAGGGCATCGACATACTGCAGCGGGACCAGTACTGCGTCGGTGATCGTCAGGAAGACCGGAACCTGCGTCCAGGTGAACAATTCGAGCCGCTGCCCGGTCGCCGGCTGGCCCCAGAAATACAGCGTCGACACCGGCGCGGCCCGGTCGTTGTAGAGCGCATCGGGAATCGAGTCAGGCATGTCCTGGTACGTGATCTGCGCCCACTCCAGGTCGGTGATAATGTCCAGCGGATAGGGGATCGTGTCCGACACGATGTTTGCGCTTTCGATCAACTGCGGCCGCTGCGCCGCAAAGTCCACGGGATCGGGCGAGAGCCCGATGGTATAGGTTGGCTTCGGGGGATCGAGCGGGTACTCGGCCCTTTCGATCGAGTAGATAAACATCCGGTCGCAATTCAGCGATCCGCTCAGGCGGTTCAGTTCATCGATCGCATCCTGAAACTGCGCCGGCGACGGCGTGCGGCCGGGTCCAAGTGTCACGCCTGCCTTGCGGAGGGCCGGATAGAGAATACCCTGGCCTACCTGCAGGCTCAGTGTGCCCGGAGGGGCGGCGCCGGCGCCACCGAATAGAGTCTGATTGAAAAGAGCGGAGTTGAAGAGCGCCATAAGGTTCTCAGTTCAGGGAGCGGCTTAATTCAACCCAGAAGGAGGAAAGGCATTGAACGGTGAGAGTGGAAAACGCAGTGGACACAAAGGCCGCAGACAGCTTGAGGTTACCGCCATCGGGCACTGTGCAGCCGGCGCTCGTGAAGATCAGGGTGACTATCCTGGTATCGACGTCCTGGTCACATGTGTTCACCTGATTGATGGTCGCGGTCCCGTCGATAAAGACCGTTTTGCGTCCTTTCGGCAACGTGATCGTGGCAGCTGATGCCACATGATTCGCGCCATCGTTGACGTTCGTTGTAATGCCCTCGAACAGCGTAGTCTCAAGTCCATAAACGGCCGCGTTCGCTCCCACAAAGATCCCAAGCGTGGTTGCCACGATCCCGGTCGTGTTCATGATCTGGTTGTCGTTGAGTGCGATTGCTGCGGAGTTTGCGCCGATCGACAATCCGCCCGAGGTGGCGCTCGCCTGCGCAATATTGATTTGGGTGTTTGCGATGTTCCAGTGCCTTGCATATGCTCCCGTCTGAATGGCGGTGCAGGGATTCGTGGCGCTAGGGTGCGGGTTCGTGAACAGGCAGTTGTCGATCACGATATTGTGTACGTTGGCGAAAGGTCCGGTAGAGATCCCGTCTGCTGCGAAGATGGCGTAGCCCCAGATTTGATCGACTGACACATTGGACAGATGAGCGTAGCCGGGATAATATGCCGTCCCGCCGATCGTGATCGGCTTAAAATCGATTGCCACGCGCGCATTGACGATCGCGGTGTTCACGATGCTCAGATCCTCTGCGCCGCCCCAGAAGGCGATTCCATCCATCCCGGTGTCGCCACCAGCCATGAGGAACTGGCTGTTTGAGAAATACACCAGTTCGCCGTTTTCCACGTGGAACACGGCGGCGGCCGAGAGCGTTGGATGCGCAACATCGCCATCCATCGTGCGCCAGGAATACTCGAAATTGTTGACCAGGATCTGATAGTTGTGGTTCATTGATGCCGGCGCAATATCCTCAAACCGGATCTGTGAATTGGAATAAACCCTGACGCCTTCCAGCGAAACGTCGAAGACGCGATGCAGCAGGATGGCGTTGCGAATGTTGTTGAAATAGACCCGCTCAAAATGGACTCCGACAATCGAATGAATCTCCGTCGCATTTTGGGCGATGTGCCGGATGCCCGTTACGTTGTTGCTGGGAATGAACCCGGCCATGTGCCCGTCGATGACGAAATCGGCAAAGAGGATATCGTCACTTTGGATGTCGTAAGCGCTGTCCGGATGTATCGGCAGATTGGAATCGAAGACGATTGCGGACGTCGATGCCGGCAATAGCCGGGTAGACACGCCCAAGCCGCGGAACGTCCGCCTGCGCTGATATGAGATCGGCCCCTGCATCTGCAAGTTCCCGCCGGGTATCACAACAACCCCACCTTCCGCCGGCAGGCTCTTTTCGGCTTCCTGGATGCCCTTGGTGGCGCTTTGGATCGTCCATTGCCCTGAATGTGAATTGGCGCAGGAGACGATCACCGTACCCGAGGCGGCGCCGGAAACTGCGGTACCGCCAGAGATCAGCACAGCTTCGGCGGTTCCCGTGCCGCCCGAGATATACAGGTAGTGCTTGGTATTCGATCCGTTGATTCCGCGCGGACCGGCGAGAGCGGGATGACGTTCAAGCCAGGGGAAAGCGTGCCGCCGGGAGTCTGCGGTACAAAATCGTAGACTCCTGAGTTGAATGTACCGGCGCTCGCGATATTCGAGAGGTTCGGCCCTAGCGCCTGCTCGATTGCTTCCACTTCCGCGGCCAGCCCGTTGTGATGGTAGGCGTCAACAAATCCGGAGACGACGGCGCTTGCCAGGTGCAGTACCGGCGTCGTGCCGTCGAAGCCGCGGGAGATCGGCACCACGTT